CCTCCGCCACTACCTAATACAGAATCAGGTATAGTTAATGTGTCATCCTTAGCATATCCTTTACCACCTGATGCAAGTTTAACTTCTACACCTACAGCAGTGTGTCTTGTTGCAACGGTTAAAACAACCGATGCTCCACCTCCACTTCCTAGTGAACTATCCGCTATAGTAATTGTTTCACCTACAGCATACCCAGACCCACCTGTTTTTCCTGCCCTATCATCTAAAGTAACAATAGGTTCTCCATCATCTTCTACAACAACTTTAAAGTCAGCACCTGTACCAGAAGCACTACCACCAGCATTAGCTACATAGTATGTACCAGCTGTTCGGCTGCTATCTGCTACTCCATTATGTGTAAAAGTGGCGACTTCATTTACCGCAATAGCGTGTACATTAAATGTAGCACCACTACCAGATCCACCTGTAGCAGCAACAGCAGCATACCTACCAACTGTTCTACTTGCATCTCCTGAACCCCCATGTGTTGCTGTAGAAATTGTTGTAGTTATATCTTCAGCATTATATAAGTTGCTGATAAATTTTGCACCGGGTCTTTTTAACAAACCCAGAGCATAGTCAGGGTATGTATTTATAGCATCTTTAAGTTGAGTGGGATTTTTCTTTTTATCTGGCTGTTGTGATATACCATTCAAAAAGTTTGGTATATCTTGTGTAATTGTACTCATCTTTGTAATGCAGCAAACGGTTGATAGCTGTTATGATAATCCTCAGCATCTTTCCATCCAAAAATAGAGAAGTCACCTTGCTGAGTTTCGTATTCTAGAGCGGCTGCTTTGGAAAGGACTTCATTCTCTGATAGAAGTTGGGCTAAATTACCATCACCTACCATCCTAATTGCACATAATTTAGCTGCTCGTGCAGTTATATATGCTTGTACAGCAGGAGGTACATCAGCGAATTCAAAGTACCAGACAATATCACATGTTAATTCACGTGGATCATCACCATCTTTCCATTCATATGTATGCTCATTTCTGTCATATAAAAACCCTCCACGTCTTACAGGGTTATAATCATCATAGTGTTGATATTTGTATGTATCTATTTGAAGTGCATTGGAAGGGTATTCTATTTTAAACGTAACAGAATCAGCTGTTAGTTTATAGTGACGTTCAGTATTGAAAGTCCAGCCTTCAGTTTGTACAGTTTTATTTACTTCTCTTAATGTATTAAGGACAATGGCTACTTCAGGGTTTTGAAGATCAAGGGTGGTGACGGGAGCCTGTCCCACTGAGCTTAGTATTTGGTTAACAGCATCCAGTTCTGTGGACACAGCATAAGTAGGATAGGACATATGAATTTATATGAATAAAAAAAGGAGGGCGTGAGAACCCTCCTATGTATAATTTTAGGTAACGTTACATTCTTGTGTAGCGTAAGCGACTCTTAGGTTTTTGGTGATAGATACCACAGCATTAGAGCTACGGATATCAGTACCACCTCCATCTGTACGAGATACGCTTTCACGGTTGGCGTCTGTTGTGCAGACACCGTTGTTACCTTTAGCGACAGCAGTTGCCATTAGTATTACCTCGTATATTTATTAGCAGCCATTGGTTGCGGTTAGATCGCAAGAACCTGTGGCTGTTGCTGAACTAGCAGCGATCCCAAAGGAAGATGTTCCTAGAAGAGTTCTACCATATTCAACTGGTGTAGGAGGGTTCTCAGAAATAGTATCGAGACCACCGATTCCTACAGTGATTGTGCGTTTTCTATTCTCACCGGGGATAGTAGACATAGTATACCTCCTTATTGGTTAGAGAATTCAATAGCAGCAGCAGGGTTAAGTGTACCAGCACCCATTGCCAAACGACCTAGGATTACATCACCCTGATAAAGGACTGATACATCACCAGATGTTACTTGGACTTGAGGACCGATTGCTTCAACAACACCAGCTACGTCTTTCTGATAGATAAGTCCGCAATGATATTGGAAGTCACCAGAGTAATCATTGTTCTCACCAGACTGAGAGTTAACAGTACCTGCCAAGAATGGTAGGTTGTTAGAACGTCTGATTTGAATTCCAGCAATCTCATAGAGACCTTCGCCGGAGTTTAGATTACCTTGCTTGTTACCATAGTCACGGTTCAAGATGTTAGTAGATACCTGAGAGACTAGAGCATAGTACTGTCTTGGAGATAGTACAGCAGTGCGTCCTTGCTTAGGTACATTCTTTTCATCAAGAATTGAAGCAGCTTCGAAGAAGCCATCAACAAGTGCTTGGGCATCGTACTCTTTACCAGTA